TACCCGGCGCCGGTCGAGAATTTGGAATCTGACAGCGGTGGAGTTTTCGTGCTGTCGGGCGTGATGTTGTTGTCGGTGAACGGACTCGAGGTCGCCTGCCCGACGTACGCCCAAGTTCCCTGGAACAGACGATAGACGTTGTACCGGATCGACGTGCCAGGGCTGGAATCGGTCCAGGTGACCGTGTTCGTATTGTTCGCGTAGTTCAGATTGTTGTTGGCCGCCGCAGTCGTGCCGGCGCCGATAACCGGCGACTCCTCGAAGGTGTCGGGCGCTACCGTGGTCACCGCGTACTGAAATGAGATATTGCCGCCGGCGGGGATGGACGTGACGATGTTCGCGGTCAGGGTGGCCGCAGTGATCGTGTTCGTCGGCGGCGCGAAGGTCACAGTCACCAACTGCCAGTTTGTGGCGCCCACCCGTCGGAGCTCGCGCGCGGCGTAGCCAGGGTGCACCAGGGTCAGGACGTCGCTGGACTGGACGAAGTGGATGTCGAACAGGTCCGCCGCCGCGTAGGGGTTCGGGATCTCGTACGTGCCGTCTGATGGCATCGCGTACCAGTAGGTCGCGTTCGGGGGCGCTTGGTTCGTGTTCGCCAGGATGCAGTAGTAGTTGACCCCGCCCGACACTGCGAGCGAGCCCTGCACGTAGGCGGTGACGTTCGACCAAGCGGCCGGGCTGCCGGCGCCCAGGGTCGTTCCTTGGAAGTGGAACCGGAAATAGCCGGCGCCCATCTGGATTGCGAATGCCTGCGCACTGTTGTAGGTGAACGGGATCACCCGGGTCGCGACCGCGATGTTCTTGACCTGTTGCACGTAGAGCGTGCCGGGGCGGTTGACTGCCGGCCCGTGCGGCAGGATCTGGAAATTCTGGCAGAGCGCCAGCCCTTCCTGGGCCTTGCTGAGATCGACCCGGCCGAACAACTCGGGCGTGAGCTCGCCGGACGAGAACGACCGATGGAGGGCGCGAGTACCCATCAGCGGTTCTGCACCAGCGACGACAACGGCGTCGGCACGACGCGGCGCTGGTTTGAATCAGACTCGACTGCCTTTTCCTTCATCAGCATGAAGGCTTTCAGCATGTCTTGTGCGGCCTGCCGCCCTTCCCCACCCTTGATCAGCGGGCCGGCCAGTTTGGACGCGACGTAGTACGCAAGCGTATCGGTGAACAGCGGCGGGAACTTGGTGGTGTCGGTCACCGCTTGGGTGTAGCGCAGGACCGCGTCTTGCTGGTTCGTGAGGATCAGATCGTTGCCGTTGGCGTCGATCTCGACCTGGAACTCCTTCGCCTGCGGCGCGGCCGCGCCGGCGGGGATTGAGTAGGGAGACCACGCGTACTGCTGGGTGCTGAAGGTATACTCGCTGGCCGCGGCTGGGTCCAGCACCTCAAGGTAGTTCAGCACGTTCGACGGGGCGTTGTAAGCGTAGGCCCAAGTCGTGCTTGGGTTCGCCGCGGCGTAGGCCAGCGTGACGCGGGTGGTGCTGAACCCCCATGCGTGCATCTCGAGGAGCGCATCGCGGGCGATCGGGTAGAACCTGGCGCAGTGGGACGCCTGCGCCGACGAGTCCGGCGGGCTGATGCTGGAGACCGCGGCGACGTCGCCCAGATAGCCCAGCGCCAGGTTACAAATATCGACGTCGGATGCCATTCCAATCCCCTAGAAAAAACGGGGGCACAAGGCCCCCGCGAGGTACTACCTTCGGAGGAGAAGGTTCAGATCAGGCCTGCCTGCGGCACCGCATTCCCGGGATCGCCGGTCTGCGCCGCCGCTTGCTGGCGCGCCACTTGGTCAGCTTTCAAGGCAACCGCGTCGGCGGCAGCGGCGTCCGCTTCGGCTTGGGCGGCATCGTCCAGCGGCGTCAAGTTCGGGCCGGGGATACCTTCGTATTCGATGACCTCCCCTTCCTCCCGGATCGCGTTGCCGACGAACGATTTGCTGTTGACTGTGTAGCGCGCCATGTTTCAAGTCTCCTTACAGAACGGCGAAACCGTTCGGGTAGAACTTCTGGCCGTCCTGGAACTCGGCGCCGATGTCCACGAACGCGGTGCCCGCGGAGCCGGCGCCGACGATCACGAAACGACCAGACATGTAGCGCTGGCCCTTGCTGCCGATGCGGGGGTTGATCTGGGCCACGAGGCGGGCGCCCAGGGTCAAGTTCGCCAGCAGGACAGCGCCGGTGGTGCCGACGACGGTCACGTTCGTGCTCTGCGCGGTGTCATCGTGCTGGATCGCTTGGAACTCGACCGAGGTCGCGCCCGCAAAGGCAGTGGTCACGATCGTGCGCAGGTAGTCGTAATCCGCGCCCGACCCCATGTCGCGGGTCTGGCCGGACGGGATGCCGCCGGACGCCAAGTCGATCACGTTCGTGCTGAGCACGCTCGTGTTCGTGCCGACGATGCTTTGGCCGGTGATGGTCACCGTGCCGCCCGAGTAGGCGATAGAACCGCCCAAAACGAGGTTGTTGTCAACGTATGCCATGGTGCGGTCTCCTTAGACGACGCGTGCTTCGGTGTTGAGCAGCTGGTCAACCCGGCGCAGCGGCACGCCTTCGAACGACAGCCAGTTCATCGGGGTGCCGAACTGGTTCAGGCCCTTGTCAACGGCCAGCGCGTAGTTCGACTTCTGCAGGGCTTGGAGGCGCAGGATCGAGTAGACCGTGCGGTTCATGTAGAAGCTGGCCTTGCCCATGCCCCACATCGGGATGCGGTCCAGAGCGCGCGACATCAGCGCGATCAGATCGGCGGCGGCGGTGTTGGCGATCAGGTTCGCGGTGTTGATATTGCAAATGCGAACCACGAAACGCCAGTCCTTCACGACCAGACCGTTCTTCCACTGGTAGCGGGTTGCCAGCGCCTGCAGGCGGGTGCCGTCCGAGTTGAACACGGTCTGCTCGCCCAGGTCCTGGTGCATCAGGCCGATCTCGCTGCCCTTCGGGAAGATGCCGAAACAGGTCTGGTCGCCCCACACTACGAGGTAAATCGAGGTGTTGTTCGTGGACAGGCCGCCCGCGTCAAGGATGTTCTGGGCGTTGCCGGCGCCGCTGATGGCGCCGAATCGGGGAGCCAAGCCCAGGTACTGGCGTGGGTCCGTTGCCGGGTTGCCGTAGAACAGGGTCGAGGCTTGGGTCTGGTTCATCGCCTCAATGAAGGCGCGGTCCTCGGACAGGCGGAACGCAGCGGTATTGCCGTTCAGCATTGCCAGGTCCTTGTCCACTTCCGAGCGTGCTTCCAGGATGCCGGCCGACTCATCCACCTGAGCGGTCGTGGACTTGCTGTTCGGCACGCCTTGGTTCAGCGAACGCCAGTAGACCTGCGGCAGGCCGGTGCGGATCGTGACCCGGTGGCCGGTCGGCAGGTTGCCTTCGACGAAGACCATGTCCTCGAGGATTTCGTTGCTCTGGTTGAGCAGTTCAGCGACGGCGGGAACCTTGCCGTCCGGGTCCAGCCGCTTGGCCCAATCGGCCAGCGTGAGTGCGGTTTGCGTCAAGACTGCCATGATTTATTACTCCTAGGATGCGTTGCCGTAGAGGCGGGACGCGAGATCCTTGGGGGCGCCCTCGGGGGGCTTGGTGCCACCAGGAACCACGTTGTCCGCGGTCAGTTTTTGCCCGGCTCGGAAGAACGCCCGGATCACTTCCGGGTGGTTGTGCAGCCCCGAGTCGGCCAGCAACTTGCGCAGCCCATCGGACGCCAGGGCTTGGAAGCCCTTCTGAGCGATGGCAATGTTGGTGTCCCAAGTCTTCGCGTCCCCCTTGCCGCCGAGCTCGGGGTCGGCTTTTGATGCCGCCTCCATCTGAGCGACGGCGGCCTGCACCGCGGCCTGCTGCTGCGAGGCAGTGGCTTTGGTGACGGCAGGACCAAGTTTGTCGACCAACTTCTGCGCGGCTTCCTGGGACAGGCCGAGTTCCTTCGCCACACCGGAGAGTTCGGAGACCACGGACGGGTCGAGGCTGACCCCTTCCGGCGCCTTGAATTCGTACTTCTCGGGGGCTTGGGGCGTCGTGGCGGCAGGCGTTGCAGCCGGCGCGCTGGCCTTTCCTTCGGCGCCTTGCGGCTGGGTGCTGGCGGGCGCGGCCGGTGCTACGGCCGGCGCTACGTCAGCGGGTGCGGCTGCTGGTGCTACAGCAGCTGCGGGCGTGGCACTGGCGCTGTTGTCCGTCGCTGCCGGTGCCGTCGCTTGTTCAGTCATCCTTGCTCTCCTGGATCATCAGGTTGTAGTGCTCGGGGGTCGCGAACTCCACGAGGACTGCGAAGCTGGTTCCTTCGCTTCGGCGCCCTTCGTTGAAAGCCATCTGCAGCGCGTTCGTGTTAAAGCTCGACTGCCAAACCCCGGCACGCCTCAAAATTCGGAATACGATCCGGCGCCCACGCTTGGAGGTCATCAGCCACTTGATGTCATCCGCGGCCTGCTTCTCAGCGAGGTCGGCCTTTTTCTTGGCTTCCTCGCGAGCAGCTTCCTGCTCAAACGGGTCGGTCGGGTCGTAACTCATAGCGACCCGACACTACCTTGAGATTTCCGGCCGATGGAGAATTGAGGCTTGCGTTACCGGCGGCGACCGGCGACGAGGCGCCAGCCTGGTGAACCCTGGAGGGTGCTGCCGTCGTTGGCGGCGAAAATATCCTGCTCGACCAGCACGATCGCGCCGGTCACGGTTGTGACTGCGGTGCCGGTGGCCGCCAGCGTGTCCGACTCGGTCAGCGTTGTGGTAGCCGCGGTGCTCACGTCGCCGATTGCAACCAGCGTGTCGGACTCGGTGAGCGCTGCGGTGCATGCTGTTGCTACAGATCCCGCCGCTGCAAGGGTGTCGGACTCGGCCAGCGCCGAGGTGCCTGCTGTTGCGACAGATCCCGCCGCCGCGAGGGTGTCTTGCTCGGCCAGCGCGATCGCCGCCGACAGGCTTGTTCCGCCAGCTGCTGCCAGTGCGTCGGATTCGGTGAGCGCGATCGTGCCGTTGATCGGCGCGCTGGCGTCAGAAGCCGCGAAGGTGTCCTGCTCAACGAGTGCTGCCGTGCCGGACACCGTGGCCGTGCCGGTTCCGGCCAGCGCATCAGACTCGGCCAGGACAACCGCGCCCGACGTGCTGACATCACCCGTTGCCGCAAGGACATCGGCTTCAGTGAGTGCAGCGGTGCCGGCAGTTGAGACCGCGCCGGCTGCGGTAAGGGTGTCGGCCTCGGTGAGAGCGGCCGACCCCGTGACTGCTGCCGCCGCCGCCCGCGAGAGCAGGAGCAGCAGAGACATCTCAGACCCCTATTAGAGCGGGACTTCTTCCCAGACGATTCCCGAGACAGCGGACTGCGCCACCGGAGTCGTGACAGCCATCAGCGCCAAGACCCCACCAGGCGGAACGATCAACGAGCCATCGAAATTCTCGACCGTCGCGGTGTACGGCGTCATGAATCCCGCCGCCGTGCCAATGCTCGAGATGCTGTACGCAGGGCCAGAAGCGATGCCGGAACCCACAACAGCCGCAAGCGTACCCGTCATTCCGGTCAGGGCTGCGCCGCCGAACACTTTGGCATACGAGCCGTATGCGTTCAAGGTCTTGGAGTTGATCGGGACGTTACCAGTGCTGATCACTGAGTTACCAGCCGCACCCATCCAGACGAACGGACCGCCACCAGTGGCAGTCAACGCGCTCAA